CTGATGTGGCAAAAATTATCGACACTATTGCCCAAAAGCGAGTTACTGAGGGTATTGCTAGACAGGGTGGTGCAGAAAAACGTGTTGCAGAGTTAGAAGGTAAGCTAAATCGTGAACATGCCGAAAAGGAATTACGGCGCCTTCATCCAGACTTTGACAGTATCAGAACTGATCCAAAGTTTCACGATTGGGTGGCTCTTCAGCCTATGAGCATTCAAGATGCATTGTATAAAAACAGTTCAGATGCCGCTACAGCCGCCAGATGTATTGATCTCTATAAAAATGATCAAAACATTAAGACTAAAACGTCAAACGGAGCAGCAAGGTCTGTAGGCAGATCGTCTTCTACTTCTCCTACAAGCGGGAAATACAAGTTTTCTGAGTCTATGATAGAAAAAATGTCTGCCACAGACTATGAAAAAAACGAAGAAGCTATTATGGCTTCTATTAGAAATGGCACATTTGAGTATGATCAAACAGGTGCCGCACGATAGTGATTGCTTTTAATACCATTTTATGGTAAAACAAATGCATTCATACAGCGCATTTCACATACATCTATTAGTGTCATGTGCGTACCGCAAAGCCACATTATGTCCACCTTTGCATTTAAATTGTCAGAATACCAATCCTAAATAACCTGTCCTCTTAGCCCGTCCTAGACGTTACCTATGAGTTCTTCAGCCCTTAGATGAGTCGGTGTTTCTGTGACACATATTAGTGTCTTACAAGCTGTAATTTTTACAAGCTTAATTAACCCAATCTATATTTTATTTAAGGAATTATATCATGGCATTTTCAAGTGCAAGTGGGCATAACAACCTACCAAATGGGAACTTTTCCCCAGTACTTTATTCAAAAAAAGTACAAACTGCTTTTCGTAAATCTTCAGTTGTAGAAGATATTTCTAACACCGATTATTTCGGAGAGATCAGCGCATTTGGCGATAGCGTCAAGGTGATCAAGGAGCCCGAAATCACAGTGAGCACCTATGCTAGGGGCACGGCTGTCTCGGCGCAAGATTTGGCCGATGCAGACTTCTCACTAACTATCGACCAAGCGAACTACTTTATGTTCAAAATGGACGATATTGAAACCGCGCATAGCCACATAAATTTCATGGATTTGGCCACAGATCGTGCAGCATACCGCTTGCGTGATACCTTTGACCAAGAAGTGTTAGGCTACTTATCTGGATGGGAGCTTAATGGCTCTAACGTCTGGGTGCGCCGTACAGCCGCTAACGGCACTAAGGCAGATGCTAATGCAGGTGCAGATGAATTGCTTGATGCAAATCAGATGGACATCACAACATTTGGCGGATCTGACCTTGGTGTGGCTGGTGAAGTTACTTCTATCCCTGTTGCAGCAGGCGGTGGTGCGGGTGGTATTACTTCCCCACTAGAGATTATGAACCGTATTGCTCGTAAGATGGATGAAGCTAACGTTGATACAGCAGATCGTTGGATTGTTGCTGACCCGGTGTTTTTTGAGATGCTCCTTGACGAGAACTCAAAATTCGTTTCAGCCGACTTCGGTGGTGGCGAAGAAATTCGCAATGGCCGTGTAGGTGATGGTTTGGTTCGTGGCTTCCGAGTCTACAAGTCAAATAATCTTCCTTACGTTGGTACTGGAGCAGGCACCGTTTTGAGTACGGGTTCTGAGACTAACTTTGGAGTGATCGTTGCTGGACATAACAGTGCAGTAGCAACAGCACAACAACTCAACAAAGTTGAAACCTACCGTGACACTGCATCATTTGCAGACATCTGTCGCGGAATGCAGCTTTATGGCCGCAAGATTCTGCGTCCAGAGGCACTCATTACTGCGAACTATAACGTAGCTTAATGGAAGTTAGGGGGGCTTCCTTCGGGAGGTTCCCCTTTTTTTTAGTAGGATTTACATATGGCTTCCACATTCTTGGATTTGACTAATCAGTTGCTTCGCAGACTTAACGAAGTGGAAATAGCCGAGTCAGAATTTTCAAGCTGTCGAGGCGTACAAGCCTTGGCAAAAGATGCAATTAAAAATTCTATTGCAAAAATTAATAGTGCAGAGTTTGAATGGCCTTTTAATGCCACATTACATACTCAAGTTATAACAGTCGGTCAGGAAGAATATAATTGGCCAACCTATTTTAAGAGCGTAGATTGGAATAGTTTTCAATTACAAGAAAACGCAAGTTTGGGTGTGGGATATACACACCTTACTTTAACTTCTAGAGATCAGTACTATAAGCTCGGAAAAGATACGGATGATGCTTCTGGAGCCGCTGGAATAGGTGTTCCAACTAACATCATGCCAGGACACGGCAATGGGTTCATTATGACACCCTCTCCAAATCAAGCCTACACAGTTAAATACAGATATTATATTAACCACGCTGATTTAGTTAATGCTCTAGATATAACAAGAATTCCAGACACCTACGATCATATCATCATCGATGGGGCTTTGTATCAAGTTTACTTGTTTAGAGATAATGCAGAAAGCGCTGGGCTTCAGCTTCAAATATTTCAGCAAGGCATTAAAGAAATGCAATCTATTCTGATTAACAAATATGAAACCATACGAGACACACGAACAGTTAGAATAGTGAGGTCTTATTTCTAAATGCCAGATCAAATTGAAAGTTTTAAAGTGGTCTGCAAGGGTGGGTTAAATTCTAACGAAAATCATCTAGATTTGTCTGAAGAAGCCCCTGGAAGTGCAGTTCGCCTAGTTAACTACGAGCCTAGTCTTTTTGGTGGCTATCGAAGACTTGAGGGCTACACAACATACAACAGTCTTTATCAAGAAGTTGATCCAGTAAATGCTGAAGGACAGATTATGTCCTTATCCTTTTTTAGAGATGATGTATTAAAAACAGACTTTTTATTAGCCACAAGAAAAGTAAAGAAATTTAAATATACTGCTACGGCGGGGCAAACAGTTTTTTCTGGATCAGATGATAACGTAAGAACTATGGATTTGCCTGTGGCCAACAACACATGGGCGTATATAACCCCTAGTGGATCTGCAATTGCTACTAGAAAGTTTTTAGGTTCAGATTTTTCTGTATCGGGCAATCAAGTAACGTTTACGACACCTCTAGATGCAGGCGATACTGTTGAAATAGACCCACAAGAATATTGCTTTTATTACTACGCAACTGGCTGGCAGAAGATAAATTTAATTAACACTGTTCTAGGAACTACGGCTAGAAGAGCTTCTGTTTTAAACCAAGTTACACCAATAACAAAAGTTAGAGACACGACATTTAACTTTGGTGCTGGAAACTCAGCATGTTTTGTTGATGGTGCAAATCCTGCCCTTATTTACGATGGTGTAGATTGGGTTGAGCTAACCAGTAGTGGGGGTGGAACAAAAGCGTTAGGTGCGGGTGGAAATCAATGTTTAAACTTCCCTGCTATTGTCGATGTTTTTAAAAACCATTTATTTTTAAGTGGGGATGCAACCAACGCTTCTGTGGTGTGCCACTCTGCCGCTTCAAACCCTTATGATTTTGTTGCAGCAAGTTCTGGTGGAGTTCAAACAGGTGGTGTTCAGCTTCTTCCTGGATTTGATTTAGTTGATTTTAGAGCCTTTAGAGACAACCTGTTTTTCTTTGGTACTAATGCTATAAAGAAGGTAATTGTAGACGTTACTGCAGGCTTTGTTATAGAGCAAGTTACAAACAATGTGGGTTGTATTGCTCGAGACTCTGTGCTAGAGATTGGCGGTGATTTAATATTTCTTGCACCAGATGGAATTAGACCAGTTGCAGGAACAAGTCGCATAGGAGATGTAGAGCTAGAAACTATTTCTAAGCCAATACAACAACTCCTTACACAACTACCATCAAACTACGATTTAAATAGTATTGTTGGTGTTGTACTCCGATCTAAAAGTCAAATTAGGTATTTTATACAACCCCCCTCAATAGCAGATGCAGAAGACAGTTTTGGTATTATTGGGGCTCTCAGAAGTGCAGACCAAAGACTAGGGTGGGAGTTTGGAGAAACACTGGGAATTCGAGCCTCTGCCGCCTGCAGTCAATATATAAATAATGAAGAAGTTGTTCTTCATGGTGACTACGATGGAAAAGTTTATCAGCAAGAACGTGGAACAGACTTTGGTGGCAATGACATCCTAGCAATTTATGCAAGCCCATTTTTTGATTTTGGAGAAACTGAAGTACGCAAAGACATGCGAAAACTGAACACCTTCATTAGATGTGAAGGCCCGTTGGATATGAACATTGCGATAAATTACGATTGGTACGACCAACGGTCTGCAAAGCCCGGTTCGTACTTAGAAACAAGCTCTGGCGCACCAGTGACCTATAGAGGGTTAAATATAAACTACGCCTCCGCAGGGGTATCTTACGGGGGTTCTGACGCACCCATAATGAGAACAGATATTCAAGGGAGTGGCTACGCAACTCAGGTTACATACGTCACCCTTGGTAAATTTGAACCCTACTCAATTCAAGGTTTAGTTTTTGAATTTTCAGTAGCAGGAAGATTATAATATGGCAGGTTATACTAGACAGAGTATTGCAGACATCATTAACGGTGCAAACATTACTGCACCTCCACTTAATGCTGAATTTAATCAACTTCAAAGTGCCTTTCACGGTACTACTGGACACGCACACACTGGATCAACTGGGGATGGCCCTCAGATATCTCTTACAACGTCTATAACTGGGTTCTTGCCTGCGTTAAATGGGGGTGTAGGTGGCAGAAACAACAATACAGCAACCACAGACCCCCAAGCAACTGATGATTTCTCTAATGGATACTCAGTTGGTTCCATTTGGCTAAACACCACAACAGATCGAGCACACATATGTACCGACAGTTCTAACTCTGCGGCTCAATGGTCAGAGGTAGTCCTAATACCTTCTACCAATGTTATTACGCCTAAGATTACAAATACCGTTGATCTAGGCTCTGGCTCTCTGCAATTTAAAGACCTATATGTAGATGGAATTGGAAACATTGACTCCATTTTTGCCGACAACATAGCTACAACAGCAAACGCTACAATTGGTGGCACGGCAACTATAAACAATCTTACCACTACTGGTGCTGTAAATATTGGTTCTACAATATCTATTATTGGAGGTACGATAGACAGCACTCCTATTGGAGCCACAACACCCTCAACCGTTACTGGTACAGTAATTACAGCCAATACCAACTTTATTGGGCCGTTGACGGGTAACGTTACTGGAAACATTCAAGGTAACTCAACAGGAACGCACACTGGCCCAGTTTCTGGTGATGTGACTTCAACAGGCACAAGTAACTTTAACAACGTAGTTATCGCTGGCAATCTGGACATGGACGTAAATTCCGCTTCCACGATTACAAATCTTACTGCACCTACTAATAATAACGATGCTGCTACAAAGCTGTACGTTGATACTAGCCTAGCAAATCTTGTAGATGCTGCTCCAACCACTCTAGATACTTTGAATGAGTTGGCCGCGAGTTTGGGGGATGACGCATCCTTCGCATCTACTATGACCACTGCCCTTGGAACTAAGTTAAATTTAGCAGGCGGTACTATGAGTGGTGCCATCGACATGGGCACTCAGAAAATAACCAATTTGGCTACTCCAACAGCGGGTGGCGATAGTGCAAATAAAACATATGTAGATTTGAAATTGCCGTTGGCAGGTGGTACTATGACTGGTGCCATTTCCATGACCAGTAACAAGATTACTGATCTCGGCACACCAACGGCAAACACTGATGCGACTACAAAAGCTTATGTAGATGCTATTTTAACAAACGGTAATAATGCAGCGGTTTCGGCAGCCGCCGCCCTTGTATCAGAAACTAACGCAGCTAACTCAGCAACTGAAGCACAAAATTGGGCTACCCAAACAGGTTCACCAGTTGGCGGAGTAGACTTTTCTGCCAAGCATTATGCAAACTTAGCGGCGGCGGCTAACACAGCCGTTGGAAACTTTTTTGACACTTATTTTGTAAGTGCAAATGAGCCTACCACCAGTAATGTTGGGGTGGGAGATTTATGGTATGACAGTACCAATTCTCTACTCAAAGTTAACACTCCTGGTGGATTTATAAACGTTAACTCAAGTGTTAACGGAACATCCAACCGATTTGAATTTATTGTTGGAACAAATCAAAACACGGCTGCAGGGCTATATAGTGGCAGTACTACTACATTCCCATGCATCTATGATCCAGGCTTTCTGGATGTGTTTAAAAACGGTCAGAGACTAGTTCCTAGTGAGTTTACTGCTTCTTCTGGAACCAGCATAACATTAGCGTCTTCTGCCTCCGCCTCAGATACAATTTCTATTATAAGTTATGGCAATTTTCTGAGTGCAAATCATTACAGCAAAACAGAAGCAGACACGCTCTTTGGGCAAAAAATTACAGACCTCGAAGACGAGGTAGTATTGGAATTAGGAATTATCTAAGTGGAGAATATGAAAAATGGCTGATTTTACCAATTTAATTACAGCAATAGATACGAAAGCACAAAGTCTTGCAGCAGACTCAGCAACAGCGGCTAAAGACCTTGTGTTTCTTGGAAAAACGATTGAAGCCATAAATTCTGGCACATCATTTATTGTTACCAATGAGTTTTCGGAACTAGATACTGCGTCTAAAAAAC